ACTTTTTACGTGTCCAATAATAATAACTTTCCTTCGATGTAAGACCATCCTCTTCGGTTTCAGGTTTACGATTTACTTCCGTACCGGTTCGCGTATCGTACGTGGTAAAGAGTTCGAGTAAATGGTCATGTACTTCATTGGGGTTCGTTTGGATTTGTCTATACATGTTAATGAGTTTTTGGTTTTTATCGTATGCATACACTTTACCTTTTACGGTAATGTCTTGACTTTCGAGTATTCCGAAGAGAACACTTCCACCACCCACGAATAGTTCGTGGTAATTTTCTATTTCATGTGGAAAAGATTCCAAAACTTTATCTATAATCTGTGTCTTACCACCGACCCATTTAATAATAGGTTTCATTTATATTAATTATAATCTTCTTTTTAACCTAAGTTAACTGTTATTTTAAAAGTAAAATCAAAACAAAACCAAAAATGATACCCGAATCTTACATTAAAAAGAACGAAGAAATAAACGCGGTTCGCGAATTAGAAGAACCTTTAAACAGGGATGTAGTCGACCACGTTCTAAAATTTGTAAACCCTTACATATCACTCAGTGATACGAGTGAAGAAGATCACGTTAAATATTGGTTTAGACTGGGTCGCGAGACTAATAATTTACGATTATGGAGCTTTGCATGTACGAAAATAATGGAAAAATCTTTTGGTACATCGCATAAAAATAATATCGAATTAAAAAGAATGGGTTGTCAAACCTTCAACTCTTTTAAATCTTATTTGGAAGACTATATGGTAAAAAACCTAAAAAATTGGGATGAAATTGAAACGTATGAAAAAGTTGGTAAAAAGGATTACGTCGATATGTTTTATGGTGGTAACAACGATGATTTTTATGAAAATGTATCAGAATACATTACATTTAAAAGACCATATCGTAAATTTATTACCAAAAAGGAACAGGAGTATATGTTATGTTTTAACGAAAGATTAACTGAATATTTAAATTTCGTGGAGAATAACATACTTCAAAATATCGATATCTCACATATTGGTAAATATGGTAATTCGGAATTATTAAAAAGTATCAAGCGTTTACGAATAAATAACAAAAAGTTTATGGTTACGGTTCAAACTATAAATGTTGGTATTGATAAAAATGAACCTTAATAATTCCATTTAAAAAGAAAGTGAATACAAATAAATTTATAATGTATAGTAATATGAATACAATTTATAATATACTTATCAGTGTTATATTAGTTGTAATTATTTGTATATTAATTTTTAAAATTAAAACATCAGTGGAAAAACCAGAACCAGAACCGGAACCGGAAACGGAACCGGAAACGGAAACGGAACCGGAAATAGAAGATTCGGATTCGGATTCGGATTCGGATTCAGATATTATAAAGCCAATTTCTCAAACTGATATATCGAAGATACCTCCATCGCCATCACCATCACCATCACCATCACCATCACCATCACCATCACCATCACCATCACCATCACCATCACCATCACCATCACCATCACCACCATCGTATGTCTTTGGTGGATATGATGCCACGGACTTTATTTGCCCCGGTGGTAAATTTTGTCCACCCCCACCTCCACCCCCACCTCCGACTCCACCCCCGCCTCCGCCTCCACCTCCGCCTCCACCTTCAACACCGACTATCGTCGTCGACTCTATATCTGTAAATTCGAAACCGGAACTTTGGTTTACCAACATTTAACGTTATTTAAAGTTTTACATTGTATTAAAAGAAATATGGAATTAAGTTACACTCTAGTAAACAATGGGGTTTACAATGTATATGTGATTTCAGACGACGAATATATAGGACCAACGATTGCACAAGGACATGAATGGGATAGGTTTATGCGACGCGATGTGCGTATGCTGCATAAACCTGGTACAGATATCATTGACATTGGGGCAAATATTGGTTATAACACTTTACTATTTTCAGATTATGGTCCCGTGCTGTCCTTTGAACCATTGTATCATGAATTAGTCGAACTAAATGTCAAGAATAACTCTTTGAGATACCCGGTTCAAGTTATTCCATGCGCCCTCTCAGACGAAAAATCTTTTACAAAAATTCATATACCGTCTCATGGAAATCAATCTAATGTACTGATAAACTACGGTGGAACTAGTTTTCATCACCAAGATGACTGGAGAGGTGAAGGTGTAAATGTCAATTGTGAAAGACTAGATGATATCTATACGGGTGTTCCTTCGTTTATTAAAATTGATGTTGAAGGTCACGAGTTACAGGTTTTGAAGGGTGCGTCTGAAACTATTAAGAAGCATAAACCTTCGATTCTTATTGAAATACACAATTTCTCTGAAGACTCAGAGGTACATCAGTATCTAAAATCATTGGGATACGGTGACCCCGAAAAGAGACCAGAAGCTATATTTGTTTACAAAACATTCATTTAGATACCGAAGGGTCAAGTGTAATGTTTATGGGGATACACCCGTTTAATCACTTAAAAAATAAAACCCAATATAGATAAATGGAGGAGATACGTAAGTACCATAACGAGTCTAAGCGTCTCCTCATCCAATCGGCTACCCGCGAAGGCGACAGTATTTTGGATGTAGGATGTGGATTCGGTGGTGATCTCCAAAAGTGGCGACACGCCGGTGCAAATATAAGCATGTGTGAACCAAACCCAGACTCACTTAAGGAGGCTAAGTCTCGTGCTAAAAATATGAAAATACGCGTCAACTTTTATGAAGGTGATATATTTTCATGTCCACAAAGAAAATACGACGTCGTGTGTTATAACTTTGCGTTACATTATATATTCGAATCACCCAAGTTATTCGAGACGTCTTTGTTAGCAATTAAAAATAGAATAAAACCTGGTGGTCAGTTCATAGGAATCATACCGAATTCAGATAAGATTATCATGAACACACCTGTAAAAGACGAATTAGGGAACTACTTTCTAATGAAACATACAAGTTCAGGAAACTTTGGGGAAAAGTTATACGTCCACTTAGCCGATACGCCGTATTACGCCGACGGACCTAAGGTCGAACCTATAGCGCACAAGGACATGTTGTTTACACGCATGGAAGATTTGGGGTTTACTTTAACACTGTGGGAAGATCTTAAAGGGAACCCGGTTTCGGATTTGTATAGTAAATTTAGGTTTGTGTATAAGAAATAATTACTTTTTATTAGTTTTAATATATTCTTCCGCTTTTTTAGGTTCATGACATATTACATCACCGCAGTGGTCGCGGTTTTGGTACACAGAGTTTATGGACGTGAGTAGTTCATTACATGATTTTACCGCCCATCGTCCCAGAACAGGTCGTGGTTCAGGTTTCGTTAAAAAATCGATAAATTTACGTATCATTTCTACTATTTTTTAAGGTTCAATTTTTATGTATGTTTATGATAAGATGATACTCACCATACTTCTGCTTATCATAAACGTGTTATTATACATAAACACGAGGGAACCACAGGAATTAACAGATGTTCGTGAAAAATACAGGACACTCAGGGAACATCTTAAGGAAACAGATAATCAGGAATTCAAAATGTTATGTAAAGAAATTCCAATTACCGCACATAGGCGTATGAATGGGTCTATCGGATACAATGTCAATAAAGGTAATGATATAGGTTTATGTATCGATGGAGAACCTAATGAAATATTCCATGTTTTGTTACACGAACTCGCACACTGTACCGTCACCGAATATTCGCATAGTAAAGAATTCTGGGAAAATTTCGATAAACTTAGAACAATGTGCGTTTCTTTGGGAATATACCAGGAAATACCACAAAGAACTAAATTTTGTGGTAAACACATTCAGGATAAATAATGTTTGGTATTAATAAAATGCAATCGTTAGGAGATTTAATGAAAGCGTATTTGTTACTAAACACTTTACTCGCATCTTCGAGTGCACCCCTACTTTTAAACGATAAATGGATGAATATGTTTATAATCATGGTCGTCACACCGTTAGTCATCACTACATTACCACGTGGTGGAAATATAATGGGTCGTTTGGCTATAGATGCACCATTTTTAATATTGTCAACCTTATTAGGTATGGGTATGGTTGCGGGTGTATCCCAAATAAACAAAAGATTTGAAAAAGATTTCAGAGATTATGGTAAAACTACGAAGAGTACTGGTACTGTTCTAGGACTTCGCGCAGTTGGTTTACTGTTCGGATTTCTCATTTCCTATTTTGTTTTAGGAAAGAAAATGTATAAACATTATAATGCTATTTAAGCGTATTTTCTCACAATGTAAAAGGCTACTGCTGCAACCATACCGGTCGACGCTAAGCCGATTGCACTTCGATGTCCTTGGTCGTTCAAAAACGATGGGACAAAGTTCGCAAGTTTTTCTTGAACTGGCTTACTAATTGCCGCCGCAGCACACACAGCTACAATGAGTGCTTGAAACTGGTCATCAGTAAGGTTGAATGGATTTTTAGATTCGGATTGTTTTTCAATCGTTTGTTGTGCTACTGGTTGTTGTTGTTGTTGCGCCATCATCATCGGAGCTTGCATATGCATTTGTGTCATTCTTGGATCGGCACTCATCATTGGTGGTTCGAGTGGTTCTTCGGCTTGACCCATAATATCTGAAATTGAAGTAGAGTCCATTGTCTGTTTATTTTCACTCACATTTTTTTCGGGGGGGATATTCGGCACGAAAGATGTCCCTTGATTGTCATTTAGGGAAACCATACCATCACCATTATCTGAAAGATTCATCGTTCTAATCTCCGTCGCCATTTATATGTACATAGTTTTTTGGTTTTAAATGATTACGCATCATTGTCCTGAAGAGTGTAATTTGGGTATAAACATCCAAATGTTTTTATAATCCTGGGTAAATCATTTAATTTATCATAATCACACATATCGTTATCTATATAAACAGTTTTTGTATGATGACATACATCTACTAATATACGATATCCATCATCATTATTACCCTGTGGTTCACCTATAGAACGATGTACATCCATATTAAGTTCATTATAAGCTGGATATACCATTTCAATATTTTTTGTACAAACTTGTCTGTACATTCGTTTAGCAATTGATCTTATCATTTTCTTTTCGTAACTTTAAATGGTGCATTCTTTTTAACTGAATTTGGATCTCCCACTTTCATATTACCATGTTTCGGGTTAAACATCTTTTTATGTGTTTGCCAGTACTCTGGTGCACCAACTCTAAAATTTTTACGAAGTGATGCTTTATACCAAAAGACACAATCTTCTATTTTATTACTTTTAGAAGTATTATCCAATACCAAACATTCGTAATTTTCTGTACACGAATCCATAACTTTATTAAACATCTCAAAAGATGGAAAAATACCAAAAAAGTTTTTAAATAATTTTTCCCTATTTTGAATTATATTTTCACGTAAAATAAATACGTAATCGATATTTGCCCTGAGTGCGGGTGGTAGATCCATACAATATTGCATGGTTAACATGAAAAATATCTTCCAATGAC